TACAAGATTTTTAATTAAATTATTTCTTTTTTTATGCTCTATCAAATAATCAATTTCATCTTGGTATGAAAAAAACATTTGTGATTCATGCTTAAGTAAAAGAATTTTGATTTGAAATTCTGCGAGGTGACCTTCTTTAATAAGTTTGTCAGTTTTTGTCACCTGAGCACATGGACCAAACAATCCTTCCAACACCCACTTGTGTGTAGCAGATCCATCTAGGGTGCCAGTAAAACCAAAACGATATTTTGCTTGATGTAACTTTGTCATGATGCCAGTCAATGACTTTGATTTAAACTGGTGTGCTTCATCTCCAATTACACAATCAAAATCATCAAAGTATCTTTTTGGAAATTTGTAGATTGATTGCCATGTAGAAATAACAACTTCTTTATCAGTATTTTTATCTTTGCCTCCATATACTTTATGGCAATGCTCTTCCACATCCCAACCGTAATCTGCAAAATCAGAATACATTTGTTCTACAAGAGATGTTGTTGGCACAATAATAAGAATACGTTTGTGATTACCAACATAATAACGCACCAAAGAATAAATCATTAATGACTTTCCAGATGCTGTGGGGGACAGCAAAAGTTTACGATGATTTTTTAATGCTTCATATACTGCTTTGTATTGATAATCTCTTGGTGGATGTTTGACACAAATTTTATTCATGAAGTATTTAACACCTTCAAGAGATACCAATTCATCTTTGTCATCTACATGACCGTAAAATTTATTGTCTTCAAATTGTAATTTGTAATTTTTAAACTGTGCCCACTCTTTTAAGTGCTCAGTCAATCCACAATACAATTCACCAGTGCCAGGAGAATACAAACGAATTTTTCCATCCCACATTTTGTTTCTATACAGTGGCATGAATTTTGCGTTGGGTACATCGAATGTAAAATAATCCGATAACTCCATGTGTATTCCTGGTTCTGCAGTAATGTGCAGGAATACTTCGTTTTTCTTTTTAATATTCAGTGTGCTCATTAAGTGCTACCGTTAATAAATTTCTCCCACTCGATAGCGTTTTTAATTTGGAAACTTCTATTGGAAATCATTTTAAGAACATTATCCAAAAAGAAAAGTGCCTTATTAATAAACTCTATTTTCATTTCAATGTTAATTAAATCCTCATCCGCTTCCAAATATACTTTCATCTTTTCGGATGTTTTGATGGATTGTCCAAAAGGTTTTTCTTTATAAACTTCGGGGTCTGCTTCCCCTTGATAATATTCTCTTTTTTCTTTTAACTTCATGCGATACTGGAATTCCAGTGCTGTCTTCTCTGTCGAGAAATCGTTATAGAAGTTTAAATATTTATTGTGTTGGTAAGGAATGTCTAGCGAGATTTGTGCTAGGTCTGCTGAGTATTGTCTGTTTTTGAATTGGAAGTCGATGTGTGAATCTTCTTGCCATTCTGATTTAACATGATTAAAGAGTGTTCTCAAGTCGTCAAACTTCATAATTTTTTATTCTTAGAATTTCTTAATTCAAAACTAGTATACTTAAATGTTACATCTGCTGTAAAATAATCTACTTCGGTATCTGCAACATCAAATCTAACATCAGTTAAAGATACTGGAAATAAATTTTCAAAAAATACATAAGCAGCAATTTTATAATTACTTGTTGCTATTTGTAATCTTCCATTAGAATATTCTGCTTCGGAATCACTGTGTTCTTCATACAAACCATTCTTTTTAATCCAATTTTGAATGGTCATATAATTGTTTAAATCTTCGTCGATAATAAAAGTTACATTAAGATCTCCTGTTTGAATACCACCAGCAGCAGCAATTGGAAAACTTCTAAAACGAGTTGGCACTTCAGTAAAAGGAAGTGACATATCTGGAATGTTTGCTCGTTGACAAAAAAAATCTACTCCTGCAAATATATCCAAATCTAATTTAAAACCAGTTGGAGCAAGAAAATTTCTATTCTTTGGTTGCTCAGAATACCACTTTGATTGTGCCATCGTGTTTTATTTTTATTTATGATCATTAAAAAACCCCCTTTAAAAGGAGGTTTTTCTTAAAATCAAGCAATGCGTCTATACATTACACCATGATAACCACAATCAGGTTCGGCGATTTGAGCGCATTCCCACTTTTGTCCTTGCTTTAAAAGTTTAGAAGGAACTTCAGGTCTTTTATTTCTGCCACCCAATTCTTTGAATGACATATAAAAACCTCCATTTACTGGAGTGGTATACCATGGATAACGGCAACGAGTACTTTTATTGCGATTGAAGATTTCAATTGGAAAATCATTTGATGAAAAAGTATGCATCATTAAATTTGGGCAAATATCGAAAAAAGTATATCATGTATTTAAATCGATGTCAAGCCAAAAAAAACCCCCCTTGTGGGGGGGGAATCGAAAATCCAACAAACCGAATCAGTTGATGTTGGTGATTTGTACTCTTCTGTAGTACTGGTTGCTGTTGGCATTCATTGCCTCGCCAGCAGGTGCTGAACCATAGTTACCATCGGTAGTAACGAATGGGTTAGCAACCATGCCATAGCGAGTCTTGAATCCAATCTTAGGTTGGAAGGTGTCCTGACCGATGCTACGGACCATCTGGAGAGGTACGTATGGGCAATAGAATAGACCAGCATCATAAGGTGAAGTGCCCTTATAACCCATTACATAGTAGTGCTTAGAAGCAGTGCTCTGGGTGTAGGAAGGACCACCGAATGGATCGATGTAGACCTTAACGCGACCGTTGAGTGTGCCAGCGAATACGTTGCCAGTGTCATCAACATTCATTGAAGTGCTGAGAGCAGGAGCGTAATCGAGAGCGCCAGTTAGGTTAAGAGCTGAAGCAACGTCTGCTGAGCAGATGATGAAGTTGCCCTTACCTCTACGGGTCTCTTGAGCGATAGCATTAGCGTCGCGGTCAATCTGGAATAGAAGACCCTTGAACTTCTCTGCCATCCAACGACCGTTGGAATCAACGTCGAGGTCAAATACACCAGGAGTTGCAACGTTATGCTGAGCGCCTTTCTTAGCAACGTAGTATACGGTGCGGATGATTTCACGGTTGATTTCAGCAAGAATCTCTGAAGAGAGAATGTTGGCAAGCTCTTGCTCAGCATCAAGACCGTGGATTGCCTTAAGGTCTTGTGCAAGCTCTAGAGTGTACTCAGCTTTGAGAGCGCGTGACTTGGCGGTAACCGAAGTCTTCTCAATGCTGAATGCCATCTCACGGAAGAGATAACCAGTTTCACCGAGTTGCTCACTCTGAGCACGAGTCATCTTAGCGCCTAGTTCGTAAGTGCCAGCAGGGGTATCGTTGAGGACTGCAGGGTTGTTACCCTCCATGTCTCCACCTGAACCAGCCTGGTTACGTACTGAGTAGTCTCCCTTGTTTACATCGTAACCACCTGAGAAACCTGCATCAGGTTCGTTGTATAGCGCCTCTTCGCCGCCCTGGTTCTCGTACTTCGCCTTCATAGCGAAGATAAGACCAGTAGGACCGCTCATTGGTTGAACGCCACAGATGTCGTAAGCAACGAGGTTAGGCATTGCACGACGAATTAGGCTGATGAGCACAGGATCAAAACCAGCGATAGCGCCAGTTGATGCTGCAGCACCAGTCATGTTGGTTGCGCCAGCGTAGTTTACGGCAACCTCATTGAGGACGCCACGCTCTTCGCGCATGAATCTTTCTTGGTTTTCTAGGAGGACAGCGGTAACAGCCTTTCTATGAGCATCAGAAATCTCAGAGACCCCTGAATGATTGAGAACGGGTGCCCACTTTTCCTGTAACATTTCTGCGTTAAACATTTTTAACTCCGTTTGGATGTTTGGAAAAAATAGGGTTTATGATTTATATCAAGACCAGCGAGCGATTGCTGCCATGTAGGCTTGCATTTGAGGTGACACTTCTTGTCCCTCTCCCTCTACTGGTGTTTCATCAACTACTTCTTTAGCGATTGCTTTAGGGAAATATGATTCCTTAAGAGTAGAAAGTTTCTCGCGGAAGTTTTCTTCCGAGATAAACTCAACACCTTCTGCTAGTGAAGCTAGCTTTTCTTTCTGGGTATCAGCGAGACCTTCAGAAATTTGATTTAGGATTACGGTCTTGTTGAAACCAGCAAGACGATTATTTAATTCAATATTGCGCTCAACCTGCTCGTTTAGGCGCTCTTCCATCTCACAAAGCTCGGCATTCATTGTTTCGACAACATTAATTTTGTCGTCGGGAATGTCGAGATAGTTTTCTTCAAAAACTGTCTTGAGACCCTTCATGAAGTTTTCAGCGATTTCAAGCTTAAGACCTGAATCGATGGCAACTACATTCTCCTCTAGCCAATTTTGAATGGCATAGTTGAGTGTCTCATCTACCTTTTCAGCAAGAGAAACTTTAACTGCTTCAATTTCTTCTGCTAGTTTGGTAGCATATTGCCCCTGAATTGCGGAGACCTGCTCATTGATTTTTGCTCTAACAGCGGCTTCAAAGATTGTCTTTGCTTTCTCTTTGAATGTATCAGTGATTGTCTCGCCTTCTACAAGAGCTTCGATATCCTCATCAGAGGAATAATCGATTTCTTCCATACCAAATACTTTGGTATTGTTAGGACCACCAGGAATCTGGTAACCAGATGACTTAACTACAGGGGCTGGGTCTTGGTGGTTGTCACGAACTACATGACCATCAGCAACTTTCTTATTATGGGAAGCTGCTTTTGCTCCAGGATTGTCTTCGCCTTCTGGTTTCTCGAAAGAGGAACCACCATCATCTTCAGTGGACTGCCCAGGGACAACCGAAGTTGGCACCGTTGGCATTGGATCTCTTCCAGCAGAAGCATTAGCATTTACTGCAGTGTGTGTTTGACCAGTTACAGGTTTCATGTAACCGCTGGCAACAGGACTGCCAGGAACAACAGCTGCACCGACGCCAGGCATCGGATCATTTTCCGCTAGGAATTCCTCAAATTTTTCGTTTAACATATCTGACATCTTTGGTTTCCCCTGTACAGTTATACATTTATTCTACAATTATTTATTAAATTCATAAATTAAACAAGAAATCCTCAAAGACCTTCAAGGATCTCTCTTCAATATTTTTACGAGTTGCCTCGGAAATATATCTTTGGTATTTAGCAACTTTTGATTCTTTAAGAATTCCGTTGTCCCAAATCCATTCTTTTCCTTCCATGATGCCATTTACAAAAGCATCTGGCGCAGAAGGATCTGCTACAATATCAGCAGCAGTTGCCAACATGAAATCATCTCGGACATAGTTAGCACCATTTCTTTCTTCAATAGAACCCATGCCTCTAGAAGAAACGCCAAGCTTAACTCCAGACTCTAAAAGATTTCTGGCGATACTGCCCATTGGGGTTGAAAGAATTTGTGCCTTACCAATAAAATTACTACCCTCTGCTTTGAGTGAAACAATTTTATGTGATACTCTATCGAGATTTACAGTAGGTCCATCGGGATGACCTAACTCACCAAGAGCACGACCTGCGGCAACATAACTTTCATTGTATCTTCCAACTTCACGCTCTAATACGCTGAATGGATATACACGACCATTACGGTTTTTAATATCTCCTTGAAGGAAAACACCTTCGATGTAGAGATTCTTTTTTCCGTTAGATTCTTCTACGAGTACTTGTACATCCTCGATACTCTCGGTGATTAGTTTCATTCTTCTGTACCTTCTGTTGGAGCTTCTATTTGTTCTTCCTCTGCAGAAGCAAAGAAAGATTGTGCTAGAATTTCTTTGTATGACTTCATATTCTCTGCTGCTTTTGCATAGAGATGGTCATTGATTTTATCAATAGCATCAATTTTATTGCCAGCGGCAATCGCATTAATGATGTCAATGGTGTCCATATAATTTAACCTTTTAATAATTATTTATCAAGAATCGCTGCTTGACGATGATTTCTTAGGCGCTGGAGCTGTGGGAGCAGGCGGCGGCATTGCGGATAACTCCAATGCTTTCGCATTCATTTTGTTTGTATGCACTGGATCTGGAGACAATCCACTTGTAATATCTGTCTTCATTTGTTTATCAATTTCATCAAAGACAACATCTGATTGTCTTAATACTTCTTTGCGGACATACTCAACTGAATAGTATTTTCCGACAAAAGGATCGATTTTCATTAACAAATCTAAACGAGTATTCATCAACTCCGCATCACGAAGCTCAGAGAAATGATTATCGAAGAGAAAATCATATTGAATGTTTTCCTCCATGTCTTCCCAATCTTCTGGGGTGAGGACACCTTTCAAAACAAGTTGTGTTTTAAGCATGTCGTGGAAGACATATGCAAACTTCTTGCGAAGCCTTCCGATAAATTTAGTGAATTTTAATTCGTCTCTTAAAACTTCAGTTGTCTTGCCGAGATTAAAACCTTTGTTATCATCAGTTAATCTTGAAGGTGGGAGGTTAAGTGAGTTGTATAGTTTCTTGCGGAAATACTCAACGTCTTTTAATTCACCAAGATTTTGACCACCAGGAAGAGTCGTAATTTCTGTTCCTCTACCACCCTCGCGGCGTGGAAGCCAAAAGTCTTCCAGCATTGACATATGTTTTTTATCATCTCTGATTTCTCCAGTTGATGCATCATAAACAAGTTTGTTGCGATAACGATTCATAACTTCACGAAGGTATTGCTCTGCTTTTACCTTGGGAAGATTACCAACATCGATATAAAAGATTCTTCTTTCTGGCGCTCTTGACAATCTATAGATAACCAATGCATCTTCAATCATGCGTAATTGGTTAAGTGATTTGATTGATTTATGAAGATAACTAAGATTCATCTTCTTGTTTAAATCCATCAAACCACATGGAGCAAATGTGATAGAATCTGCGGCAAATCTTAATCCACCTTGCATTGGATCAGGACCACCAGCAAATGAAATAAAACCTTTTGGGTTGTAAAGATAGTACTCTATAAATTCTCCAAAATCATATGCATCAGCAGTAAGAGCTCCATCGCCTTTGGACATTAATTGCTGTGATGATTTTTCTCTATCTTGTAATCTTTGCTTTACCTTTTTAATTTTGAGTGGATCGATGTATCGTACTTCTGTGATACCACCTCTAGGATTTGCAAGGTCTACAACTTTATGATAATATAGACGACCATCAATATACCAGTTACGAAAAATTTCGTGTGCCTTTTTATCAAAATTTAAAAGTTTTTTAATATATTCAAACTCAGCACGAATTTTATTTTTAATTCCTTCGCCAACTTCTAAGTTAGATAATTCAATTTGTACAGCTGATTGGTCTTCGTTACTCACAATTGCTTCATTAACAATTTCATCAACCGCACTATCAACTTCTGGGTGTAGCGCCATATCACGATAGCGCCTAATGAGATCAAACTCATTACGCGCTACGCCTTCTATATCCACATAATGACCGAAGTAGCCACCAGCAACGGTAGCTACTCCATCATCTTGTTGGGGTGGAATTGGGGACTGTCCTTTTGGTTTAGAAACAGCCCCGTTTATTGAAAAACCGAACAGTTGACTCATCTTTTAAATTTCAATCTGATACTCTATTTATCAGAGATTAATATTGGTGGATCCGCCAACTCCAGTAGCAGTGCCTCTAGTAGCAGTCCAGTATTGTAGTTGAAACTCAACTGTAAAATCT